CTCCAGCACCACCATTACTATCTCCTCCACCACGAGATTGTCCTACAGCACCAGCACCTCCACCGCCTCCACCGCCTCGTTCACCATGATCTCCTCCATCATGGCCTTGGCCAGCAGTACCAGAACCAACTCCACCGCTATATGCTTTACCACCACCAGATCCACCATTTCCAGCAGTGCCACTTCCACCACCGCCTCCTCCTCCTCCGATTGAAGTAATCGTTCCAAATACTGAATTATTTCCATTACTACCTGTAGCGTGGGAAGAAGTACCAGACCCACCGCCACCAACTGTTACTGTATAGTTTCCTGTGCTTAGTGTTAATGCAGATTCAGCAGACGCACCTCCACCAGAACTTTCACCTGATACTGAAGATCTATAACCACCTGCACCACCACCAGAAGAACCAGATGTTCCAAAAGCTACTGTGTTACCACCTCCACCACCTCCAGCAACAACAAGATATTGAACCGAATTACTTGCTATTGTGTTAACGAATGTACCAGAAGAAGTAAAAGTATGAATCCTAAAACTACCACTTGTTGATATACTTCCACCAGAAGGTAAATTAACTGCTGTTTTGTTTACATTACCAGATGCCTTGCCATCACTATTAGTTACTTTTATTGTGACTGCATTGTTAGCTGTGACATTGTTGTATACTGCTGCTGGCACTGCAACTGTTGCTGCTGTATCGCTGCTAGGAGTAACAGTTACATCTGTATTAATACTGTCTGAAGACTGAGTAAAGTTAACAACCAAACCAGATGACAAGAATCCAGAACCAGATAAAGTTAAATTTGTTGCTGAACTAACAAAAATATTTCCTGAAACAGAAGAAAGAACAGAAGTAGTTGGAGTCATTTTTAGCCAGTTTGAACCATCAGAAAAATAAACTTTATCATCATCATCATTAAATCTTATAAAACCTTTAAAAGAAGAGGCAGAAGGTTCGTTTGCATCTGTACCTATAGGAATACCAAGTCCTGTATTATTTGCAGTAAAGTTTGCAGTTTGTCCGTTTCCGTCAAGTAATCCACCTAACTGCGGTGATGTGTCATCAACCACGTTTGCAATTCCAGCAGAAGGTAAATTAGTTAAGTTTGCACCACTAACAGCAGGTAAAGCTGCAGGAAATCTTGCATCAGGTATAGTTCCAGAAGATAAATTACTTGCATTTAAAGAAGATCCTGTAATATATCCAGCACCATTAGTAATCGCATTATTGTTCAAAGAAATATTTGCTGTTCCATTGAAAGAAACCCCAGCTATGGTTCTAGCATTTGCCAAAGCTGTTGCTGTCGCAGCATTTCCTGTAGTCGATCCTGATGATCCAGAAACATTACCAGTCACATTACCAGTTAATGCGCCAGAGAATCCTGTTGCTGTTAGTACTCCTGATGAAGAATTAAAAGCTAAGTTTGATCCACTCTTAGGAGCTAAGTTACCACTTGCAGCAGTTGCAAATAATGGAAAACAAGTAGTATCAGAAGATTCATCTGTAATTGTAATTGTTGTTGCTATCGCTGCTGTTCCTGATGTGTCCTGACTTCCAGAAGTGTTTACACCTGGTAAATTTATATTTGCAGTGCCATCAAAAGAAACACCTCCTATAGTTCTTGCAGTACCTAAAGCAGTAGCTGTTGCAGAATTACCTGTATATTGTGTAGATGATAAAATTTGTGTACCTGCAACCTTTAATACTTTTCCTGATGCTAAATCTAAATGTTCTGAAGAAGTCCAAGAATCCGTAGCATCTACCCAGTTAAAAGTTTTTGTAGTACCTCCTAATAAACTTATACCTCCTCCATCTGCAAGGGTATCTGAAGGAGTAGAAACTTTATTTAAAGATATGTTTTTATCTTTTACATCAAGATTTGTAGTATTAACAGTTGTAGTAGTACCATTGACTTGAAAATCACCTCCTACTGTAAGATTTCCTGTTAATAGTCTGTTTGTATCTGGTATTGGTACATAATCTAATGATTGCCATGCTGTAGATCCATCACCTATTTTAAACTTTTTAGTATCTGACTCTATACCCCATTCACCAGCTAGCAAAGTAGGATTGTTACTTGTCCAATTACTAGCTGTATCCCTTCTTTGCTTTTGGAAAGCAGTTAGTGTAATAGTCATAATTTATGCAGAACCTCTTGCATCTATTATATTGTCCCTTGTTGGTGATGCGCTACTTGTTAATGCATCTAAGATATAACTTCTTGTAGCATTACCTGAATCCCCAGCATCAAATATCAAATCTCCAATATCAATAGGTACTGATACAAGTTCAATTTCTACATTCCATTTACTTACAATTCCATCAGATATAGTTGGTGGTGTTGCATATAACCAAGCAAAATCCGAAACTAATGCTACAGGTGGTGTTGTATATCCACTCCATGTACTAGATGACAAAAAGAATATTTTAAAACTACCACTTTGACCATCGTAATGAGTTCTTATAAGATTTACTTGTGTTTCAGTCAAATTATCAAATGTCAATTGAATTGTTTGGTTTATACGTCTATTACCCCTTCTAAAACCAGTTGTTACCCCACTAGATGATGATTGTATAGCACTAGGGAAATCACCTTGTATATATAGTCTAGATGTAGGAATTATTGAAGGAAAAGTAGCCATTATATAGGTACGCTAATAAGCTCAATAGATGTACTATACCTATTTGGTGAAGATATACTAATTTGAAAAGATTGTGCATACCTCCATTGATAACTGCTAGCACTAACAGGTGGTGTAGAATATCCTAACCATACTGAACTAGATAAATCAAAAGGTTCTATAGATCCATTTTGTCCGTTGTAATGCGTTAATAATGTTTGTGCTTCTGTTTCTGTTAAATATTCATATGTAATAGTTAATCTTTGTTCAATTCTTTTAGCACCTACTTTAAATCTTACATTACCACCACTTAAACCTTCATGTGTATTTATAGGATAGTTTCCATATACTAATGCCCTTGTTTCTGGTTCTAATGAGGGGAAAGTTGTCATTGTAAAACAGTAAAAGTACCAGTAGTAATTTCTAAAGATATTTGTGATCTATCATTAGAGTCTAAAGGAAAATGTGTCGCCTCAATATTGCTAACTCCATCATTATCATAAGTAATACTGCTAACTTGATAATAATTTATTTCTGTTCTGTTATCTCCAACACTGTTTTCTCTTTGTAATTGCAATTTTATTATATTTGTAGGTATTAGACTTGTTGTTAATAATGATGTAGAAAAACTTATATTGTGCGTACTATGTTTTCTTCTTGCTAATTCATATTTTGCATAGAGGATAGCATGGTTTACATCAGCACAAAAATCACTCATATCAAACTGTTCTGTAGGTGAATCTAAAGCACTACTAGTAAACCTAACACTAACTGTTTTTCTTCTTGCAACTGCTGTAGGTAAACATTCTGTATATATGCAATTAGCAATAAATTGTCTTCTTTCTTCAACACTTAAATAAGCTTTTTTAAATGATCCTTGAATAATATTAGCTTCTGTAAATGTAACAGTAGGGGTTAGCGATGTTGTATCAATTTGATTACTACCATTTATAGGTAGTATTGGAGCGAATTGATATTTACCACCTACAGATAAAAAAGATAAAAAATAATAAGGTGATGTTTTTGTTATAAAGTCAACAATATTAACAGCTTTTGAAATTATTCCATTAAAAAACATATTGTTATTACTACAGAATGTAGACAAACTTTGTAAATTAGAAAGCTCTACAGGTGCAACTATTGTTGCTGTATTATTACCATCAATTTTTTTATATAATTTAAACAAGTGCATTGCTAAATCTATAAATTGATTACTAGAACCATTTGTATAACTTGAACCAGATAAACCTGCACTAAATAAATCTACTTTTACACCTTGTTCATAAAATATATAAAGTTGTTTTGTAGCGGTAGGAAAAGTACCAGCAGAAGGTGTATCAAACAAATTACCTGATACGGCTAAAAAAGTAATATCAGCAAAAGATGAATTATTATTTGATGTATTTTGTATAACCTTGCTTGTACCAACAGTATGTTCAACTTGTACACCGTCTAATGTTCCACTACTTGCAGGGTTGCTTCCTATTGTTTGAGTGTCAACAGAAACAAAAGTATATTTAAAAATGAATTTAGTTCTACCACTACTAACTGCATTTAGTCCATTTAATGCAGATTGTGGATATTCACCAGCAGCAACAGTTGTTGCATTTATAGGCGGTGCTAATTCACCACCATTATCAGCAATAAAATCATTTATAGTACCAACAGTTCTACCACCTACTAAACTACTACCAGAAAATCTTTGATTAAAAGCAAAATTCATATCACTAACACCTAAATATGTTTGGTATGCTGTTGTAACATTATCACCGGTTTCAGCATCAAAAACTTGTAAAGACATTACAAAAGTAGTATTAGATGTGTCACCAGTTCCAAAAGTTTTAAATCTAGGCCCACTAAAATCAGAACCAAAATCAGGTTCATTATCTAAATAACTTCCAGAAGAAGGTTTAAACAATTCTGTTAAATATGTATATATATTATTCCCACAAAATAAACCAGAACTAGATATTGGGCATGAGTTAGGAGAAGATGCTAAAGATGCTGCTGTACTGTAAATATGATTTAATGTAATAGAAGTGTCATCTAGAAAACTAAGCTTAGTTAATCCTGTAAATGCTCTAGATTTTGTAGGATTACTAGCAATTTCACCTTGTGATATAACAAATAACAATTTTTGTACAAAACTAGCAGTACCAGCTTTTATTAAAGAAGGCTGCATCCATACACCACCAATATTATTAGCTCTTTTACCAAAAACTATAGGAACAGTTTCACCTGTTGTTGCTATTTTTTGTGATACATCAAGATCACTATTAGGTTTTTTAAAATTATCTAAACTTTCATCTAATATCTGTGCATCTTGCCCTACTTCAGATTTCTTTTGTGCATCGCCGGTATAATATAGTGAAGCTTTAAAACTGCCTCCTATCAAACTTCTAGTTGTACTGCCTACTCTTCTAATCATAATTTTAAATTATTCATATACCTTTGACATTATGTAAGGTAAAATTTCTGCTGCTACTGTAAATGTAGCAAATTTAATTTCTTTAATTTTTTTTGTACCAGTTAAAACTGTATCATCAGCTAATTTATATACTCTTTTATCACTAATAATTTCACCAGTAACATCATTTACTTCACTGCCATCTTCTAAAATAGCGTGAATTTTAACAGCAAAAACTAAATTATTCATGTTGCTATAAACCTACCCATTAAATCACTACTAATACGCCTTGATGGTACTTGTGCTTTTTGTTTTGATATCGCAGGGCTTACTGTCCATGTAACAGTAGTATCATCTACGCTTGCATTATCTATAGTGCCTGTAAATCTACATATAAGAGAAGCAGAATTAGAAAAAGTATCTTGACCTATGGTTTGTATATAAAGTGATGCAATAACAAGGCGATCACCTGTAATAGCTGTATCTGTTAAATCAATTATGTTTGCAGTAGCAGCTAAATTAATTGTCAAATCACTTATACTTGCAGCTTCAATAGAAGCAAAACCACTTGCATCGAAAGCTAAATAACTAAAATTTATCGTTTGATCTATAGATGAATCTGCTGTTAGGTTTTGAGCAGATTGATAAAAATTTTGGTATGCATTAGTAGGTGATCTTTTACCATTACTATCTAAAACACTAGATTTATCTGCGTAATATTCTAAAAACGTTAATATATCAAAATTTGCCATTTATGCCATACCTAAAGATCTTCTAGTTCTTAAATCAGATTGTAATAGTGTTAATGTCTGATCTATACCACTTTGAACAGCAGAAGATAAATCATTTGTAGTTACAAAATTAGTTCCATTCATTTGTGTTACTGCACCTGTTGTAATATTTACGTTAGGTCTAGAAATATAACCACCTTCTGCAAATCTAGGTATAGCTGCTGAACCTCTAAGACCAGATAAATAATTTTTAGAAAATTGTGCCGCTTTTCTAGCAGGTACTACATATTCACTACCAGCTTCACCTGCATATATTAGTTGTGGACTAGAAACGACACCACCAGCAGCCATACCAGGCGCAGAACCGTCATTATTATTATTATTTCTTCTTCTTCTAAAAATATTTAATCTTGATAAGGCTCTATTTATAATGTTTATAAATGCTCTTATAGGTGCAGTAGCAGCACTGATAATACTTTTAACAGTATTTGGTATAGCCTGTAATGAAGCTTTTATCCCATTAACAACTCTGCTAAATACATTACCTACAAATTGTGCATAAGCTTTAAATGGTGCTAGTAATGCTTGACCTATAGCAGCCATAGCACTGCCTATTTGATCTCTAGCTGCAAAAATATGGCCTACAACTGTACCAATTAATTTACCTAAAGCAATAAGACCTGCAATAACAGCACCACCTATTAAAAAAGGTGCTAATACAGGCATTAAACCAGCTATGGCAGGTACAGCAGCAGCAAACATAGCCCCAAGTTTTACAGTTGCTAAGAATTTAAATGATATTACTAAACTTGCAAATACAGGTACAATTGCAATAATTGTAGGTAATAGTAATGCCAAGGCCACACTTATTGCTTTTACAGGGGCAGGTAAATTAGCAAATTTTTCAGCACCTTTTCCTATTATTTCTACTAATTTTGTTAGTGCAGGTAATACAGCATCAGTAAGTTGTATTTTTAGTACATTAAATTTTTCACCTAATAATGTAACCTTGTCATTAAATGCAGCCATTTTTTCCGCATTTTCCTGTGAAAATCCTGAGTTTATACCTTGTATTGCTGCACTGCCTTCTTTAAGTAAAGGTACTAATTTTCTTCCAACACCACCTCCAAATATTTCATTAGCATTAGCTAAATTTAAAGTATCATCCTTTGTTTTACTCATTAAATCAGATATTTCAAGTAATGCCTGATCCATCGACTTTAATTTACCTGAACTATCAACAGCACTAAAACCTATACGATCGAAAGCCTCTTTAGCAGTACCTACACCATCTGATGCATCTTGCATATTTTTAGCTAAAACAGGAAATGCTCTTTGTAATGCCTTAAAATCTGTACCTGCTAATTGTGAAGATATACGCAACTTATCTAGCATTTCGACAGAAACACCTGATGTTACGGATAATTTTTGCAACATATCACCAAGTTCCAAAGTATCATTTACTAACTTACCTAGACCCGCAACACCTATAGCAGGTGCTAAAGCCTTTAAAGCACCAAAAGCATTACCAGCAGCCCCTTTAAGTTTGTTCATTGCTGCTGATGTACTGTTAGTACTTTTCTGTAATTTTCCTAAACCTTTTGTAAGTCCACCTATCTCATTTTGGCCTGTTACCTGTGCCTTAATTGTATATGAGGTAGACAAATCCATTATTTATTTTCTTTATTAAATGTTTCTACTATTTTAGCCTCTAATACCTGTAAGTCAGCAAGTATTTCTAAAGGTTTTTTTATTTCGTCTTTTTTTAGTTCAAATATCCACTTTATAGCATTGTAATCTAAACCATAAATAACACCTTGATCCATACGCCATTGAGTTTGTATATCTAAAAATAATGTGATTGATTGCCAATTTTCCTCAAATACTTCAAACATTTGTACCTCTTTTTTTTCTTCTATGGGCTGATCGAAAAGTACAGCATCATCTTTATTTGTTTCATCAATAATACGATCACCGCACCAAAACAATGCAGCCCCTTCTAGTTTTTTGTTTTCTGTTGTGCAACAACATTTAAATATTCAGTTACCAGTGTATTAGCAAGTAATGGTATATCTAATAGTTGCTTTTTTGTAGCTGCTGTATAAGGTACTTCTTTATCTCCATCTGTAATCCCATCCCATCCTACTAGTACCTCTTCTGCAATCATATAATCAGATATTTTTTCACCATCAAATATACCCTGATCTAATTCTTTCTGTTTTTTCTGTGCCTGTATTCCTATTTCGTTTATTCTAGATTGTGGAATAATTTTAAATATAGCATCAAATGTTTCTTTATTTTGTGTGCCACCATCACCAGGTGTATAAAAGACAATAGGATGTGTAAAGGTTGCTTCTTTTTTTAAAATAAACATAAATTTTTATAATTTTCTTTAGGGTATACCCTTTTCTATTGCTATGCAACTAAGTAAAAGCTAATGAGAACTCATCTTGCCCTGCATCTGTTGGTGTTGCATAAAATGGAAGATTTAGCATTGTTATACCATCAGAATCTTCATATGTAGGCTGTCCTAAATCAGTTTGTGGACACGATACAGTAACAATATTACCTGCCCCGCCCGAATGTACCCATGTATTAGTACCTGTAGATGTACCTGTGGCTGTTGTGAAAAAGTTTTTATCAGATAATGCAACTGCTTCTATTACCATGCTTCCAGATGGTCTACGATCTGTTATAAGTGCTTCTTTTGTACCGCCTACTAATTCTCTATATATAACTTCATTTGCAAAATCTAATTCCCATGATTGTAAAGCTGCTGAAAAACCAAATACAGAAAAACTAGATGTATTACCATTTTTAAATAGTACGGGATCAGGCTGTAGTGACTTTGTAACCGTAGGTAATGCTGTATCTGTTGGTGTATTAAATATGCCCTGCATTTCAAAGTTTATTCTAGGTATTTCGTTTACTGCACAACTTATTGAAAATGTACCTCTAGCTCCTGTTACCTTATGTCTTACACCATCATAGTTAACATAAAGAGTAACACTACTTTGTGTAGCTAATGTAGAAGGTGTATATGTAACAGATGTAGATGATACTGTAGCAGCACTTAAACCACACGCTTTTAATATTGGATCATATTTCGGTGCAGTTCCAGCAGCACCACTACCAACCATAAAAACACCAAAACTTACATTTACTCTTGTATTAGCTAATAAAACAGGGTAATTACCTGGATATGGTCTTATAGTTTCCTGTTCTACTTCATCACTTGCAACTGGTTCTATTTCTAAGTCTACTACTTCTACATAGTTAGCTGAACCTGTAGCAGTAGGATCTGTCCCATAGCTACTTTCTATCTTTGCTAATAAAGATCTTTTTCTATGAAGTTTTGGCATTTACCTAATAGACACTATGTACATATCATAAACCTTTATAAGAATAATGTAACTATCATGTACTTAAATCGTCTACATTTGTTCTATATCTAATGTCATATTCGCAGCCAATTATACCGCCAGATTGATCTGCATCTATGAATTCAAATGAAGTATCAGCAGGTTGTATATCAATAGCATTACCATTAAGTGTTAAATCTGCCATTAATCTACTGTGCATATTTTCTACAGTAGGATCTGCTGTTTGATGTGGTGTACCACTTCTTACAATAACGCTAAGTCTTACAGTTAATGTATGGTCTAGTGTTGGTAATGAGGTTGTCTGTTCTACTACATCATTCTGAGGTTCAATAATAATACTAGGAGTTTCTGCCCTTGTTAATGCTGTTGTACGACTTCTAAAAATACGATCAGAAACACCTGTAGTACCAGCTAATATAGTTGCGATTCTTGCTAATATTGTTTCTCTTTTAGTTGTCATTAGGTTTTCTGTAGACTAATACGACAAAATATACCATCATTTTCTTTTCTTAATTCTCTTACTGTATATGCAACACTATCAACTGTAATACTATCTCCAGAAACTAAAGAACCGAAATCAGATGTTTTTGTAATAAGTTCATATTCAGTACTTATAATCATATCGCCAGCCAATATTTGATCAGGTTGTTCTAAAATTCCTTTTGCAGTAGTACCACCTGATGTACAGCTAACACCAAAATCATCTAGATATACATTTTGTGTTGTTGCATCTTCTGTAAAAGGCATTTACTTTTTACTTGTTGTTTTTTTTACTTTTGGTTTTGGTGTATAGACTTCTGCCCTACCCATTGAGATTAACAATTCTGCGTCTGATTCTGACACATCATATGTCTGGCCTGATTCTAAACTTTCACCACTAGCACAAACATTTTTTAAACATTTAATTTTCATAAAAAAAAAAGGGGTTTTTACACCCCTAATAGTAAACCAATTATGTGGTTACGTCTAAGATTGCAGCAAATGATTGTGCGTGTCTAACCGCAACATCAAATGCAACTACACCCTTTATACTGACCAAATTTTTGCTGAAATCATCCCCGTCCTCACCTGCAGTAATTTCAATACCAGAACCAAATAATCCTAATATTGCCTGTGAGAAGTCACCCATAACAACAGCAGAACAAGAACCAGAAGTAGAACCTTTTGTAAGGTTGCTAGGTACTTGATTAGTCATTGCTAAAGGATAACCATTAACTACTAATGGTGTACCGCCTCTACCAATTGCAGCAAGGTTGTTATTAACAAGATACTCACCACCTGATGTTTTTAGTTTCTTAATAGCACCTAAGACCTTAGCGTTAGTTACATAAGAAATAGAATCAGCATTAACAGCAGCATTGTCTTCCATCATGGCTGTTTCTAGGTCTACTAAAGCATCTACTGTAATAGCACCACCGTTAGTACCCATTGCAACAGAACCAATACCAGAAGTTTGCATAATACCTGTGGGTTGTCCTGATGAACCAGTACCATTTAAGATACCTAAATCAAGACCAACATTGATACCATCACTAATATCAGTTCTAATTAGATCCTCGATACCTGGGGTTGCTTGTATAAGCATATTCCTAGAAAACTTGCTTAAAGTTCCGAGCGTTTTCGGCGTCATTGAAATTTGATCGAAGGTACTTTCCGCTTGGCTAAGTGCCGCAGTTTGAGAACTTAAGTACCCTGTGCTAGCTGTACCAGAGCGCCTGGGGATTGCAACATCTCCAACTAAACCAGATAATGTTTGAACACCTAAACCAACCATAACAGTTGAATTTCTAAGTGCTTCTACAAAATCATCAGCAAGTAAATCTGTAGCAACAATGTTTCCTCCAGTAGTAGCACCTGAAGTCACATAAGTAGCTCTTTTTGCTAATGCAGAATATGGAATAAAGATTGAGCCGTTGCTGTTAGATCTTTGAGAATCTTTTGCAATTTGTTGTGAAATTTCTCTAGCAAAACCAGAAGCTTTATCTGACCAATCACCTGTGATAAGACCTTTGATACCAGATGTGATTTTGTAATCTCTTACATACTGTTCTTTCTCTTTGGGTGATAACTGCTCTTCAATAGGCTTTGCAGTTTCTACAGGCTTTGCATCTATTCTTTCTAAGATTGCTGCTCTGCATAACTCAACAGAAGAACCATTATTAACTAGTTGTTCTGCTAAATCATCAAAACCACGTTTTGCGCACATGGAATTAATTTCTTTAATACGTTTGCGTTCTTCGCTGGCTGCTGATTTCGCTGCCTCACTACGCAAAACTTCTAAATCTTGTTTTTCAGACATAGTTTCAGTTTTTTTAGGATTTAACAATTGTGCATCATGTGATGCAGCGTTTACACGCTTATCTTCTACTATATCTTGTTTTTTAGCACTAGGCATGCTGTTTTCATCAATTAATCCTCTTGAAATTCCTACATCTGGTGCGGCAGGACTTGCAACAACCGATACCTCGTGTGGTTCCCAGCGAGTGGCCATAAAAGCGTTAGATCCGTTTATTTCTCGTTCTTCCATCTCTAAAATGCGGTATCCTACGCTAATTGCACTTAAAATGCCGTCATCTATATCTCTTTTTACTTCCTGTGCCTTAGAATTTCTGCTTAATTCAACAACTGCCCTACCTTTTTTCTTATCTTTATCTAAATATGCATTTCTTACAATTCCTATAACCTGATTTATATCATGATTCCATAACACTGGTGCTACTCCACCGTTTAGCCTTCCAAAATCAATAGCACCCTCGTCATGGCTTAGTATTTCAGTACCAAATGATCTTTCAACAGGGTATGTACTACTAAAACTAAATTCGTATGTGTTTTCTTCTTTTTCTGAGAAAGATGTTTCACCACTACGTTTTAATACAGTTGTAACACTTCTTAATGAATTTATCTTTGTAAGTGTGCTGAACTTATGACCTACCTTTACATCTGTTGCCTCGAAATCACCATCGACTTCTCTATAAACAGTAATTAATGCAGCAGGGTCATCTTCTGTACCAGTAATTTCAAATTCAGAATCAGGTACATTTATAATTCCATCACGTTCAATAGAATCTATAACACCTCTTGCAATGCCCCCGCTAGCGTTCCAACGGACTGAATCCCCTACGCTTAATTCATCTGGTTCTGCACGTTTTGCTGTACGTTTTGTTTTAGGCATAGCATCATTGTTTCTTAATTGTTTTATTCTAGCTGATTTTGAATCAGAAAAACTTTTACCTGCTGCCCCTCCCCATGCTGCGGCTGAAACTCTACCTTTACTAGGATAGCCTTTTTCACCTGGTCTATATCCTTCTGCTTCCTGATCTACAGCGTGTCTTGCATGCCATGCTGACATTTCTATTACAACCTGTGGACTTAATTCATTACCACTTAATATTTGATTAGCCCTCCTTACTGCTACTTCTGTACCGCCTTTCTTTCCTTCTGCCCTCCAATCTTTAAATCTTTGAGCTTCTTCTCTCATACCTGCTGTAGGCATAAGGTCTATTTCTGTACCATTAATAACTGCCATCTTTACCATCCGCTACATTTTCTGCGTCTTCACCTGTGGGTGGTTGCGTATCACCAAAAGGATCAATAGTACCTACTGGTTTGTATTGGCTGCCTCCACTTTTGTTAGTGGCACTCGGATCTGAGTCGGTTATTATATTCAACTCATCAAGTTTTGCCAGTTCAGTCTGTCTTGCAATGAAAAATTCTTCTACGTCCCCACCATTTTCTGCGATACACTGTGACAACGTTTTTAAGCCTGACCTTATTGCATCACGCTGAGCAGCAATTTCTTTTTGAGGGTCAATATATGAATATCCCCTGCATACCCATCTAACCTTTTCATATACTTCAGGTGTTGTTGAATATGTTGGTAAGGACAATGTACCGCTAAGTACTGCCATTTCTAACCATGCTTCAAATATAGGTTGATAAAAACTTTCCTTTAACATCTTCTGTATTGTTCTCCAATGATCTCTATCCTGTAGCATTGCAAGCCTGCTACTACTGTAATTAGATTGGGAGTAGTCAGAACTTATTGCTTCGAAACTGCAGCCTAAACCGCTAGCCATGCTTCTCAACATTGATCTTACAAATGGTTCAAACTCTCCATTAGCTTTATCTAAATCAGGTACAGATATACTTTCTCCCGGTGCTAGATATTTAAAAGAACCAGGCTCAAAACCGCTTACACGTTCATAATCAAACACTTCACCACCTGCATCTAGTTCGCCTTCTGGACTTGTAATAAATCCCATTAATGCAGAACTTGCTCGCTGACCTACAACTGTTGCTTCTATATATCCATCTAATTGATGTAAATGATTTATAGCACTAGCTAAAAATGGTACTCCTCTATTTTGACCTGGTCTTAATGGCATAAACAAATGGATAACATCTTTAGCTGGCACAATAATATGCCTTCTTTCTTCTGGTACTGTTGCAAAGTTTGTATCGCCAGGGTGTTTTTTTAAAAACGCATAATTAACAGCCCTACCTTCTTGACTTAGTTCTATTCCTAAACGCCATACATTCTTATTACTTTTAGTAGTGCCTTTATAATCCTCATCTAACTGTTCTGCCTCTAATACTTCTAAGGAAAAAGGTATTTTATTTCTGCCGTATGCTTTTCTATGAATAACAATAAAACATTCACCGCTTTCGATCATTGATCTAACAGCTAATCTTTCTAATTCAGAAAAACAAAGTACCCCACGAATATCACAGCTATCTTTTCTACCCCATCTACTCCATTCACTTTCAATATTTTCATTTAATCTAGTATTAGGTGTACCGCCACGCTGACTTTTAATCTGGGCTTGCATTGTTACACCCTGACCTACAATTTGATTTGTTGCATATCTTATGGCCTGTGCAGCGTAGTTATTATTTCGTACTAAATCATGTACCCTTTTGCGTAATGTATTAATAGAATTTTTATAACTTTGATCAGGAGAAGATAAAGGTGTAATCCAAGAAAGGTTAGTTCTATCTACTCTTGCACCTGAATACATTCTTTTTAACCTATTTCTACGGCTATTTAAGTCGTTATTAGATGTAAATAAGCCCTTCCAAGCGTTTCTTAAGCCCATTTAACCCCCCTAAAAGTGAACATAAAGGTTTTTAGGGTCTCCTAAACCCTGACTTTTTAAACTATACCTCTTTTCACTAAATACTCTAGCTTTTAATTCTGCTTCTCTTGCTCTAAGTTCTGGTAAATCAATACGTTTGAATCTTCTATTACCTATAGAATACTCTGATGCCTTATCAGCTATTATAGCTCTAATTGCAGCAGTTACCGCATCTAAGTCCTGTTCTGTTTGTGTTCTGTTATCGATTGCAGCAGGTGTACCAGAATATTGTAATGATTGTTTTATTTCTAGTTCGCCACTACCTATTTCAAATACTTTACCGCTTTTAAATGCTCTTGCAGACCAAAACCAGTTACCAGCGTCAAAACCTGCGCTATCTGTTGCACTTATTGTAAACTGCCAGCCTGTACTGTTTTGATATTGTGTACCTGTAGCTGTATGGCCTTCACTAGCTGTATTAGTTCTTAGATAATATTCTAATGTCCAATCAGGACTACTTATAGTTTCATTTATTCCAGCAGTAGTCGCTTCATCCACCCATTCAATAGTAGTACCAGCAGTTATAATAATTGGCAGGTCAGATTTCCACATAGTTTTTACCAGTTGTTTACAAAATCATTTGTTGGCCTTCTTTTTATTGTACCTTTTTTTTGTTTAACTACATTATCTGTTTCATTTAATTTATTTTCTAATTGTTCCCATACTGTATTTCTATTAAATGGACTTATATATAAACACATTGCTGCATAAGAATAAACAAATGTATCTAAACATTCATTCCTAACATTATTAGGTAAAACCCATTGTGGAACTTGAAAACCACTCCTGTTAGTTTTTAATATCTGTCTTTCTGCTGTTAATTGTTTAAAAAATTCTTCACTTGTACTTGCATGAAAATGTATATAACCGTAACTACCTATCTTATTATTCTTTAGTCTACCCATCAAAGTATTTTTTATAGTATCAACTCCTAACGGATAAACCTTACTCCCTTTTTTTATTGACTTGTTAGCTTTTCTAAAATTTATATCTACTCTTGTAGGTCTACCTATCGCAGGTTTATTAGCCTGTGATTGTCCTTTAATAGCTATTACACCTTGTGCTATTTTCTCTCTAGCAAATTGGTATACCTCTTGTGTATGTAAACCGCCAGAGTCAACAGCACTAATAACAGGTACTAAACTTTTGCCATTCTCATGTTCATACTGTTGATTAATTATAATTTCTAGCTGGTTCCAAACTTCTGCCTGATGAGGATCGCCCCATAGTTGCACATGATCTATTAAAAATGCTTCCTCACCTTTGCCCCATCCCCATGTACTAACTTCTAATCTATCTACCTGACAATCAACGCCCTGCGTTAAAAACAATACACCTTCTGGACACGTTGCCTGCTCATAAGTCTCACATCTTTTTAATAACCCCTCTGCACTCATAGAACTTACATAATCTGTTTCAAATGTTTCTGCAAGCCTAGTATTTACAAAAGTTTTAATTAGTGGTGCATCACCTTTTGCTTTATTAAACTCAATTAACATTTCTGACCATGACAGCCAACCTAACGGACTATATAAACCATTAAGCCTAAAACCTGCAGTAACACCATCACCTTCTTTAGTGGCTCTCCATTCACCCATTCTTAACATTTTTGTTTTATTACTTTCATCAAATAACTCACCGCAATGTATACATTTATATTTAGGATTTTTTTCATCATCTTTCTCTAATTGTTTCCAATCTAAATACTGATATTTTCCGCAACATGGGGCAGGTACAAAATATAAACGCTGATCTGATGTTAAATATTCAGCTTCTATTCTTGAAAAATCTTTAATAGTAGGTGTAGATGTAAGTAATACTTTTTTTCTTGTACTAAATGTTGTTGCCCTCTTTTCCGCAAGTGCTACAGGATCACCTTCACCTGATGCATCAGATGGAAACGCATCAACCTCATCACAACTTATATAACGGCATGGTGTTGATCTTAGTCCTGTTGCTGAATTTGCTCCTGTAATAAGCATCATACCGCCAGGAAATTCTTTATTGCTTAATGTATTACCACTATCCCTAGTTCTAGCAGGTGCAATTTTTTCACTTAAGCAAGGAGTATCATTAATCATACTTTCTAATCTTTGTTTACTTAGTCTTTTACCCATTTCTAAAGTAGGTTGTACTAATAACATAGGTGCAGGGGCATGATCAATAACATAGCCAAGCCAACAGTTTTGAGCCTCCGTCTTGCCAGTTTGAGCAGCAAACATTAACACCACACGTTGTATAGGACTTTGCGTACCTAAACAATTCATAGGCTCTTTTAAGTATGGTGTTCTGCTGGTTCTCCACTTACCTGGTTCTGCACTAGCCTTACTGGACAAGATCCTATAAGTATCTGACCACTCACTAACAGTTAAAGACTTTTCGGGTCTTAACCCTGCTAAAAATCCCTCCTCCCATGCGTTCATTGTGATAAGTTCTCTAGTGCTTCTCTATGTTCACTATTAATAATTTTATAAATAACAGTTGCATCATCTTCACCTGCTAACTGGTGACTTAACCTATCAGCTAAGTTTGTAAGTGTTTCTCTTATAGCTCTACCAGTAGCAAAACTACTCTTTTTAATCTCTTCAACACTAACTAACTGTTTTTTCTTCTCTTCTACGTCTAATTTTGCTAATTCTGCCAAATAAAACTCTCTTTTAGCCTTACTTTCTGCAAGATCTGGTATCTCATCAGCAGATAAGCTATCTATTTTATCTTTTAAAGCCTTTTTTGTTGTTGGTTTTGAAATATTTACATCATTCTTCTCCCATAGTTGTAAAGCTATCTCTGAATTTAACACCTCTTTTCCATTGTGCTTTACAATAGCTTTATTAAAAAATCCTCTACGTTTCCTGTCGTAAATCGCTTGCCTTGACACGTTTTTTAGTGTAGCTAGATCTGTAAATGAAATTAAACTCA